GGAATCTCTACTCACTAGAGGCGAAGTTGCGATTTATTAAATCGCGGCCATTTCTGGGTCTGAATCTAGTGGCGATATAGTCACGATTCGGTCACGGACTAATCTCGCTCTAGAACGCTTGAACTGTTTTTGAGATTCACTATTAAGTTATGAGGACAGCCTATCACATAAAGCCTGACGCTACTTTTAACGCGTTACCGAGAGAGTTACTACGTGCCAAATAAAGTGCTTAATATGGCATTAAGCGTGTGCTGGCGCTGTGGCGGCGCGGCGGATTGAACAACTGCGTGTCTTTACATGTGCGCCTATTGGCGTAACAGTGCGTAACGCACTTACAATGCGCGACATGGCACTTAAATCAAACTACACGCACATAGAAATACGTTGTGGCGGTCTAGTTGTGCAATTTGGCACAGAAATTGAATATCCTGATTTAGTAGATGATTTAGCAAATCGCGCCTTAAATGTATTTAAGGAAACAATGGCACATGCCAAAGAAAACGGCATAGATGTTTCAGATATGCGCCTAATTACCTCCGATTATGGAGATGATGAAGAAGAAGAATAATGTGCTTACAATGTGGCAATTGCGCCACAGAACATGGCTATTCTTTAGATGAGGCGATTGACGCAGTAGATTCTAGTCCAGCCAAATCTTATATTCGGCGGTAACTCTGCCTTTAATTGGGTCAATAAAATGTAGGCGCTGGCTTGGTATGGCACTCGCCGCTAATAAATCTCTGGCGTATCTATTATCTGATTCTGTGCTTCCAGTTTGATAAACCGAGCCTAAGCCGTTTGCCATGGGCCAGCAAGCATGTGTGTGGTAATGCCCGATATAAACATCTCTAAATTCCCACGGATATGCGCCGCTTCGCCAACGATTAGCGTGTTGCACAATAGCGGTTGGCGAGGCAAAGCCATTTCTTCCTACTTCGTCGCCATGTATCAATAAGGCGCGATAGTTGCCGACCTCTACACGTTGAACATCATCAGGACAATCTTGCCAAGATAATCTTTTTTCGCTAGATAATAACTGGCGCGCCAGTTCGTAACACATGCGGTCAATGTTATCGCTACGTGGAACGTCTGCGCGCTTACTGCCAATTCTTCCGTGATTACCCCACTCTGCTACCACTATTACATTTTCATAGATAGTTAATGCTCGCCGCACAGTATCTACAATTAAACGGCTTACATTTACATACTGTCCAAACAAACTGGAATCTATTTCGTGTAACTGTGCTGGATAGTTAAATAAGCCCTCTACCATATCTCCGCCAAACATAATTACAACATCTTTAACTGGGTGGTCGGCGCGCTGTATGTCTGTAATTCTGTGCGCTTTATCTATAAACAAATTAACACGTTTGCGCATTACTTCGGTGTTATATGTGCTTGTCTTTTTACTGCCTTGCCAATCAGTTAAATGCCATAACGCGCACTCTGTATTTTTCTTACGCTTATCGGCTAATGGCGCCACTACGTCTGTTACTGGACCCATAGCAAGTGTCGCGTCATAAGCCGCCTGCTTTGTGGCTTCTACTAATTCATCTGTGCGGTTCTTGGAATCCTTTAATTGTTTTTGTGTGCGCACTAAGGCTTTACGTAATTCCACTACATCTTCGGAAGATATTTCGGCAGGAAGTTCCGATAAACGTTTGGCTAAAGTCATGTTTTTCTCTTTGCTATATCATAGAAGGCAGAACTTTGTGCATGTTGTGTATATCCAAATTTATCTAGCCAGTTATCTTCATGTTCTGGATTATTAAATGCTCTTACTGTCTTAAAAGAATCCATCATTAATGCCACTTTATATGGCTCAATAGGCTCAATGCCTAATAACGCGCCCCATATCTTGCCAATTGCTACAAAATTAAAATAGAAATCGCCATGATACATTTCTCTTTCTTCAAGGATTTCTTTTATTTTTTTATTGTGTGCAGACACCGACAAGTTCCTTTCCTGTGTCTAGCAATACTGTATTCGGCCACGCGCCAGCCTTCTTTACGTAAAGCAGAGGCAAGTGTTACGTCAGGCACTTTATTTTCAAGTGCTTGCAGTAATGTTTCTTTATCTTCCTTACTTAAACTATCTATTAACCGCACAAAAGCACATACGTCATTGGCTTTGTATCTTACTTCTTCAATAGCCTTCTCTAAAGACATGCCAGAAGAATACCGCAAAGACCGCCGAATAGAGCGCGTGGCTTAGCCTTTACTTAAACAAGTTAAGCAAATTCTTCCGCGTTGATTAGGCGAGCGTTTGGTGTTTGCTGGCGTGTATTCATGCCCATACTTACAATGCGTGCGAGCGCGCCGCCTTTTGGCATATAAAGAACGTTCAATGTTTTTTGATTGCGGTATGGCTTGTAAATGATTTGGATTTACGCAACTTGTATTACGGCAGATGTGGTCTATAACTAAGCCAATTGGTATCTCGCCTTTGAAGTGTCTGTAAGCCCATCTATGTGCTGTAACAGTTTTACGCCCATAGTCCGTAAAAACGCCGTAGCCGCTCTTTAACTTACTTGCCTGCCAAATCCAGCAACCGTTCTCATCTAGTCTGTATTTGGCTGTAAATCGCTCTAATAGGGTCATATTTGCCTCACCTAAGCCGATGGCGGGTTTCCCATTTCCGCCATCGGATTAGCGTTATTTAGTTGTAACGGACATGCCGTTTAGAACGAACCCTTGCCAAAAGCAGGGTCGTTTGGATTGACGGCACGAGCCGCTGGTCCAATTACAGCGATAAGTGCGCCAAGAAGAATCTTCTTAACGTCTGTTTCGCCTTGTGAAACCGCAAATGTTACTACTGCCGCAAGTGTGCGTAAATAGGAAGCAAGTGCCGCTTTTAATTGGTCGTTCATGTTTCTCCTTATGGTCGGGCTACTGCCATAACGAGAGAGTAGGCGCGTTTCTTACGAAAAACGCCATCTCCGTTACTTTGTGAGCCTTTATTATCTGCGGCAGTATTACCTTCAATACACCACAAATATTTGCCGTTATTTTTAACGACAATTCCCGTATGGTCGGGCTGTGCGTCATTATCAAATTGAAAGAAAGCAATATCGCCACGTTCTGCCTGCCCGATTGGAATAAGTTTATTGTGCTTTGAAAACCATTTTAAGCCTGCGTCGCAACTAGCAAAGCCTTTTTTACTAGAGGCGGCAACACTTTTAACAATTCCCGCCTGAAAAAAACACCATGAAACAAACATGGCACACCACGGCTGGTTTTTCATGCCATACCAATCGCCATACATTGTTTCGTTATTTGAGCCTTCTTGATAACCTTTTTGTGTTACGGCAATATCTGCCGCTAATTCTTTACTCATTTGCCAACTCTTTTCTTTATTAACAAGGCGTAAATTTCATCAACTCTTAACTCTAGTTTATCCACTTTGCCGTCAATGTCTTTGATTTTATCTTTAATACTTGTGCCGCCATTTGGTTTCAGTTCTGCCAAATAATACTTTACGAGATGGCGAACGCCTATAGCAAGCGCGCCAATAAGCGTTGTAAGGCTTACGGCTAATCCAGCCCATTCGTTTGTGCTCATATCACACCAATGTTATCACGCGCACGTTACCAAGGCCATCTACGATTTTTGCCTGATTTGTGGTCGTATTAAGCCAAGCGTCACCAATGCGCGGGTTTGTAGGGTCTGATGTTACCGCAGGAAATGTAAATCTTGTGGCAGTTTCTAGCAAACGCAAACGATTATTTAAATCGGCTAATAAGGAACGAAAGTCTGCTGGTTGATTAATAAATGCCATATTTGCCTCTAATTAGTTGTAGTGGTAAGTGTTAATGTAACGCGCTCTGGCCCATCTTCTCCAGGCGTAACTGTTATGCCAACAATCCGATATATTTCATCAAGTGTTGTTGGAAAGCGTTGGTCTGTTATACGTAGGCGCGCGTCATCGCCAATACTGTAAGAACCAAATAACGGTTGTTCAAAGGCTGGCACTATTATTTTAAAAATACCTATTGGCTCACTTATTGCCAACACTTGACCCTCTGCTAATTCCTCAAGATAGGCAGAACTTGTTACGTCTGAATAATTAGATTGTTCCTCTAGTAAAGCCCAGCCTTCGGCAAATTTTGCTGTATCTTGCTCGGTAATTATTAGTTTGCCTTCATTACTTCCTGCGCCTAAAGCATAAACAGTATTTGCCATATTAGACGCGTCTTCCGAAAAGTCATAAAAAACAATATTGCTGGCTGGTAATTCAAATACAGGAACAGTTATAGAACTAGATGTATATGCCGTTCCAATTCGTGGATAGCCAAGTTTTAGTGTTTTTATTATTGTGCCGCCACCGTCATAAGCGCACTCAATTAAAAAATCAAAACCATCTTCTTGACGCGCAATGTCTTGAATTGCTTGATATGTTTGTTTGTGTTCGTAGCCATAATACGTGCGCGATAAATTAATGCCAGACGTTTCTGTGCCAACTAATATGCCTATGTCGCCATATGCGGCTGATTGCGCTTGTGTAATTAAGTTACGCGCAATGGCCAGTTGGTCTTGGTTTGTAAAAGAGGTGGTAGTCGTAATCCGCCTACGCTCAAAATAACTTTCAAACTCTCGCGCATTAAATGATAAAGTTTGCTCATTAGAATTATATGACCGACCCCAAATAATCCCACCCCAAATAATAGTGCCATCTCTATCTACAAATAAAGTAGTGCGCCCCGGAATTGTTCCATTAATGGCGTTATATTTTTCGCTATCTATGCCTGTGAGTAAAATAGAGCCACTAAATGTGCCAGCCTGATTAAGTTGTTGCGTAAAAGAAACGTTAGTGAGTGGCAGTTCCGCAATAGTGTTATTACTTAAAAGGTCGGCGAAGATATAGCGATAAGTGGTAGTCATTACTGGCCTTTCTAAAGATTAAGAAATAAGCGTGGCGACTTCTTCTGCCGTGAGCCCTAGTTTATTTAGTTTAGCAAGGGCTGAGGCTTTGGCGGTTGCTTTGGCTTCTGTTTGCGCTACGCGTATGGCTTCCGCTTTTGCAAAGGCAACTGCGTCTGCCTCGCGCTGAGCAACTTCCTCGGCAGTTAGTTCTACCTCGGTAGTTACTCCAGTTGAGCAATCTACGATTATTTTGGTTGGCATTGTTTTTTCCTTTCGTTATGAGTTCTTGATTCCGTATAGGGTGGCTGTTGAGTATTGAACAAAAGATAAAGAGAACATAGGTGTTAATTTTATTGAAGTGATAGCAGAAGTGTTAGACCATAATCCAGCAATTAAAGACATATAAATATCTGTTGTTGCATTTTTTTCTGTTACTCCATCTACACTCACAGATTTATTACTAGATGATGTGTAGTTAGGTATATAGTATTCAGAATTTGAAAAAGCACTAGCATTGCCTGATTGGCTTGTATTTTCATAAGTGCCAGCAATATAGGCTGCTCCAGATGAAGAAAAAGAAGCAACAGTAGGAGAATTTGAATATATGCCTTTAAGTGAATAACCAGAACCAGAATTGTTAAATGTTAGTAAAGTATCTGTAACGGGAGCATCTGTTCTATTATCTCTAAGCGATACTTTTACTACCAAATCAGTATAAGTTTGTGGAATAGAGGTAAATTCTATGTTCGCAGCCCCACCACTACCCACAGTTACTGTGGCTATTGCCGTATATGTGTTAGCCATTATGCCGCCTTAATTCCGTAAATTGTTATAGTTGAACCATTCCTGAAATAATTAGTTGCAGGGATAGTGATATCTATTCTATTTATTGCAGATGTGTTGCGCCATAAACCTACTGATGCATCAACGCCATTACTGGCATTATTAGTTCTAAATAGTAATGTTTTGTAAGTTGTAGTGTTTGCATAATTCATCAAATGCGCAAAATCCACAGTGCTAAACTCTGCCGTTGGAGTGGCGTAAGCACCCCAACGAAAATAGCCTGAGAAGTTAGATTCCCTATCGGCACTAACGGTTGTTCCATTACCGCGCAGAATTGTAAAAGAATAGTTGCTACCAGTATCATTATTTACTTTGAATTGAACATTAGTGCCGCCTGATTCTGTTCCGCCATAAAACACAACTACTAAATCCGTATAAGTTTGTGATATAGAAGAAAAAGTAACCGTTGCTGTGGTGGTGGTACTAACAGTTGTCGTTGCTATCGGTTCATAAGTTGTAGGCATTATGCGCTCCGTATTCCGTAGAGGGCGAAGTGGGAGTATTGGTCTAGAGGTCGTGAACCGTCTTTGGAGAAAATTGTAATTGAGGTAATGGCTGAAGTTGAGCGCCAAAGGGAAGAATCAAAAAACACTATACCCGCACCATTAGTATCCATACCATTGAGCGAACGAACGGTTTTATATTTATTGGTATTAGCATAATCTAAAATATCTACAACCATTCCATTGAAAACACTTGTCCCTGCTGTGTAGTAACCAACTGTTGCCTGAGTCGTAGATGTAGCCGCCTCTGACGCAACAGACGAACCATTTCCATACATGCGGTGGTAACTATAATTTGTTGAAGTATCGGAGTTAAATTGAAAGTCAAGTTCTCCGTTACCACCCGATAATCTTGCAATACCCCGCACCTGAAGATGAGTATATGTTCCAGAGATTGACGTAAAAGTAAGGCTAGTGCTTGTTCCAGATGTAACGCTTACAGTAGCAATAGACTCAAAGTCGCCAGCCTCTAAATTACCTGAAATAGAACTGGCGATGATTCCTAGAATTGGCATTAGGCAATATCTCCTACCACATACCAGACATCAGAGCCTTCGTGAATACAAGTAGCAGATGAGTATTGTGCGCGTAGTTTAGGGGCGGTTGCGGTTGCGCCTGTGCTACGAATAGTAACTCCAGAGCCTTGAGCAAAAGTAACTTGACCCGCGCCTTTCTGAACAATATTTAATTGTGCGCCTGTCGCATAGGCTACAGATGAAATAGGAGGGATAGTTACAGTAATCGCAGAAGCATTAGAAGCGGTAACTAACTTGCCATTATCAGTTAATACAAAAGTATAAGTGGTGCCAGTTTGTGCGTTTATT